TCTCTCGGCTGTATTTCTAATATAGAGGCTATGACGTGCAGCTCGTTCGCGTCAGCAGCCTGTACTTTAAGTATCTCGCTCTCCTCCATGACTAGGGGTTGAGTCAAAAGTTCTGTCGTTGCCTTGGATGCTATGGCTTTATCTTTAAATAGGTTAAATATGGCACCACTAGAGTCGACTAATGTTACTGTTATCGTGGTCCCTGATCCGGCATCCTCGGATACCAACAATGATTTTACCACAGTTGTTGTAGCACTTGGCACCGTATACAATGTTGTAAGATCACTTGTTGTTAAATCTACTTTTTTATTTTTAAAACTATTAGCCATTAATTTAGAAAGAAGTTCTGTGCTTCTACCTCCTGTTTTAATTCCTCTTGAAACGTGGTGTTTAGTTTTTCTACTATCGCATCAAGATCCCTAACCTGTGCCTCCGCTGTTGGCAGATCATATTGCTCACTTGGTCTTGTCAATACCTGTACTATCTTTGCCATTATCTACGTCCGTCCGGTTGTATATCTAATCTAAAAGTACCTAATCTCCAACTCTGATTAGATGCTGTATTTTCTATCTTTAGAGAAACTGCCCTACCTCTCGCTCTTGTATCGACCTTCTTTGTACTGGAGGTTATATCAAAAGGTCCAAGAGAAGAACTTGCTCTCGCATCATTTGGAAAATCTCTTAGATTTATTGTAACTCTTGTCGCCCCTGTCTGTGATATGAAATCTGGTATAAATCTTCTGACCTTCATTATAAACTCACCATCTCCTCTAAGATCAGCAATACCAGTCGATTGACCTGTGATACCTCTTCTCTGACTTATATCAAAATCTCCAGAAGATATGTTTGCAAGTATTGCAGTTGTTGTTCCACCTTGAACCTGATCTGTTCCTGTCTCATGTTGATAGTATATTGTTCTACCCTCCGTGTTGCCCACAAC